CTATATAAGGCAATGTTGTCAGACTATATCGCTTTGGAAGGTACACGCTATCCTGATCGTGGGGAGTTTGTAGCGACATGAGCCAAGCAATCCAAGTCTCTAGCATAAGCGCACCAGGCTTTTACGGGTTAAACACCCAAGACTCTCCTTTGGACTTGAATCAAGGATTTGCTTTAGTTGCTACAAATTGCATCATTGACCAGTATGGACGCATTGGCGCACGAAAAGGTTTCTCAAGAGTTAATTCCTCAAGCGGTAATCTAGGCGCAAATGATGTAAAAGTTATCCATGAGTTAGTAGAACTTGATGGAACACTAACCATATTGTTTGCTGGTAACAACAAGTTATTCAAGTTAGATGGCTCAAACGCTGTCGTAGAGTTAACCTATGGTGGTGGCGGTACTGCCCCTACCATCACGACAAGCAATTGGCAATGTGCATCTTTGAATGGCATTACCTTCTTCTTTCAGTCTGGCTTTGATCCATTGATCTATGACCCTGCGGTAAGCACCACAACCTTTAGGCGTGTGTCTGAGAAGACGGGTTATGTAGGTACTGTTCCTTCTGCCAATATTGCTATTAGTGCTTTTGGTAGATTGTGGGTGGCAAGTACAACTACAAACACATCAACCATCTCATTTTCTGACTTGTTATCTGGTCATGTGTGGTCAACAGGAACTTCTGGTTCTTTAAATGTAGACAGGGTATGGGCTAACGGGTCAGATGAGATTACGGGGTTGGCGGCTCACAATGGATTCCTAATCATATTTGGCAAGCGTCAGATTCTTGTCTATGCCAATGCAACTACTCCTTCCACAATGTCGTTGAGCGATACTGTGGGCGGTATTGGTTGTATAGCAAGGGATTCGATTCAGTCAATTGGTAAAGACATTCTTTTCTTGTCTAACTCTGGTGTTCGTTCTTTTGCTAGAACAATCATAGAGAAGTCTGCGCCTTTGGGAGACTTGTCTAAGAACATTAGAAATGACTTAATAGGTACTGTTTCAGGCGAAACATTGGCAAACATCAAGTCTGTCTACTCTGAAAAAGAAGCCTTTTACTTATTGACTTTCCCATCTATCAAGTCATTGTTTTGCTTTGATACACGGATAAGTTTACAAGATGGCTCACTCAGAGTAACTAGTTGGGACTCTATTGAGCCAACAGCCCTTTTGTCAAAACGAAATGGTGATCTATTGATTGGCAAGAATGGCTACATTGGGAAATATGGCACTTACCAAGACCATACAAGCCTGTATAGATTCTTGTATTACACAAACCATGCAGACTTAGGCGATCAGAATATTACTTCTATTTTGAAGCGTTTGTCTACTGTGGTAATTGGTGGAACAAATCAAGATGTGATTTTTAAGTGGGGCTTTGACTTTAAGACCAATTACCAATCAGCACTTGCCACCATTCCAGTACAAGATGTTTACTATTTTGGGACAGCAGAATACGGGGCAAACGCTACTGTGATTGCATACTATTCTGATGGCGTTGCTTTGCAGACATTGACTGTATCTGCAAGTGGTGCGGGTAAGGTTGTTCAAACTGGTTATGAAGCAGACATCAATGGAACGGCTTTATCTATCCAAAAGATTGAGATTCAATCCAAACGTGGCAAAGTAAGTTAAGGAGAAAAAATTGAGTAATTACACCAAATCAACCAATTTTGCTACCAAAGACAATCTATCTAGTGGCAACCCACTCAAGATTGTTAAGGGTACTGAGATTGATACAGAGTTCAATGACATTGCTACGGCTATTGCTACCAAAGCAGACTTAGCAAGTCCTACCTTTACTGGTACTCCTACTTTGCCTACTGGTACTGTGGCAACCACTCAGAGTGCTGGAAACAATACAACTGCCATAGCAACTACTGCGTTTGTTCAGGCGGCTATTGCTTTGCTTTACCCTGTTGGCTCTGTTTATACCAACGCATCTGTCAGCACAAACCCAGGCACTCTCTTAGGCTTTGGTACTTGGACAGCCTTTGGTGCAGGTCGTGTTCCTGTTGGTTTTGACTCTGGCAATGCTTTGTTTGACAGCGCAGAAGAAACTGGCGGTAGCGCAAATGCTATTGTTGTAAGCCACACCCATACGGCTACAACAACATCAACGGACTCAGGTCACACTCACGGATCATCTGCGGGAACGGGCTTTATTTCTAATGGTGGTGGTGAGCAATTAGCGGGTGGTAATAACCTAAACTTTGCAAGACCAACTGCAACTGCAACAGGAAACGCTAGTATTTCATCCACAACAAGCATATCGACAGAAGGCTCTAGTGCAACAAATGCTAACTATCAGCCATACATAACTGTTTATATGTGGAAGCGTACAGCATGATTGCAGAAGAAGTTATACAAGTCATTGATGGAACATTGGATGACATTGAGGACTTTGACGAGATTGCGTTAGAGCATTGGGAGTATTTTAAGAATAAAAAGCCAATGTTTGACAGAGGAATAATTGATAACTTTCGTGTGGTGATAGCCAAAGATGAAGAAAAGACAGTTGGTTATGCGTTTTACTTGTTTTACAAAAGCCCATATTACGATGAGACTTGCTGTCAAATCGATATGTTCTTTTTAAAGCCAGAGTACAGAGGTCAAGGAATAGGAATGAAGATGTTTAAACTTGTTGAACAAATGGCTAAAAACAATAACTGTAAGAGTTTGGTCGCAAGTTATAACCTAAAAGAGTCGTTAGATATGTTTTATAAGAAACTTGGTTTTAATGCTACTCATGTAGCGGTAGCAAAGGAGATTTAATATGCCATTCGCATTTGCAGGTTCGCTTGTACAAGGTCAAGCCACAAAGAGTGCGGCACAGACATCCGCAAACGCCACATTAGAAGCGGCAAGATTATCAGCAGACGCGGCTCGTTTTCGTCCTGTTGGCGTAACTACACGCTATGGATCAAGTAATTTCCAATTTGATGATAGAGGAAATCTAATTAACTCAGGATATAACGTATCTCCAGAGTTACGAGGCTACCAAGATCAACTAATGGGGTTAACTGGTCGGCAATTACAACAGGGGTTGATGGCTCCTGAACAGTATGCGCCATTACAGGGTGCGGCTGGTGGGTTGTTTGATTTGAGTAGCCGTTACTTAGCGCAAACGCCTGAAGAATCTGCTCAGAAATATATTATGAGCCAACAAAACTTACTTGCTCCATCCCGTGAGCGTCAGTTAGCAGAACTAAGAAATAGGGTTTTCCAAACAGGTAGGGAAGGTTTTTCTACTGGTGGCACAGGACTAAGACCAGGCGGCGGTCTGGGTCTAAGCGCAAGCAATCCTGAAATGGAAGCCTATTACAACGCAATTGCTGGACAAGACGCACAGTTGTCGGCAAATGCTGAACAAGAAGCAAGAAATCGCATACTGTTTGGACAAAACTTGGCAACTGGTGGTGCTGGACTAATGAGCCAATATCAGGCTGGTCAGGTTGGAGCATTGACTCCGTTCCAAACTTCATTGGGCTTGGGTGGAACTATTGAACAGATGGGTCAAACACCATTAGATATTAGTGCGGCATTGGCTGGTCGATCTGCTACGGCTGGTGCTAATGTAGGAAAATTCTTGCTTGAAGGTGGACAAACTGCCGCCAAAACAATGCAATCTGCCAATGCTCTTAATCCTCTTGCAACTGGTCTTTATAGCATATCAGGAAGTGATGTTGGCAAACAAGCCAATCGGTACATACAAGGTCAAATAAAGAATTGGTGGGAGTCTCCTTCACAATCTACACCACAGCAGTTTCAACAACAACAAGCATCGTTATATGGTAGCGGAAGCGCTGGATTTGAATAAGGAATAATCATGGCAACAGATTCAATAATGGGTAGTTTGTTTGGCGTATCTCCAGAGATATACGAGCAAAACAGACAAGAACAAACACGCAGACAAGCACTTGAGTTTGCTCAACTTGACCCGTATGAGCGTACTAATGCTATGGCATACATTGGTGGCAGAGGGCTTGGAAATATAGTTGGCGGGGCATTAGGCGCACAAGACCCTGTAATGATGATGTATAGCCAAAGGACAGAACTTGGTAAGAAGTATGACTTGACTACTCCAGATGGTTTTAAAAGTCTTGCTAAAGAACTCCTTGCCAAGAATGATCCTCAAGGCGCACAGATTGCTTTACAAAGGGCTACCGAGCAAGAATTAAAAGAATCACAAATAACAAAGAACTTGCGTGAACGTGCAGGTGCTGATCCTTTGCAACAACTTATTCGGGCTGGTAAATACACTCCAGCAAGCGTTGCTGAGTATGAACAAAGTGGTGATATTGGAAAATTAGTGTCAATAGAAAAACAAGGTGCTATGCCTAGCATGGTGCAAGAGTATCAATTTGCCAAAACACCTGAAGGCGGTGGATTTAAGGGCTCATATCAAGAGTTTGTTACGGCTCGTGCTTTGGCAGGCAGAGCGCCTGCACAACCTCGCCCAGAACAACCTCCTGTACCAGTTGTCGATCCAAAGACAGGTAAAGTTATTCTTGTTAGTCGTGAAGAAGCGATTACAGGTAGATTGACTCCTGCCGCCTCAATGGAAGGCTTATCGCCAAAAGAGATTCAGTTGCGTGAAGCCAAGTTCCCACAGGCTAAAACGGCTGTTGCATCTTTTGAAACTAGCGCAGAAAAACTAGCAAAAGACTTAGAGACATTGGCAAACAGTAAGGGATTGGAAGGTATTACAGGTTTGATTGGTGGACGTACTCCAGCGATTACTAAAGAGGCTCGTGCCGCAGAAGCCTTGTATAACTCAATTGTTGCTAGAGGTGGATTTAATGAGTTGCAAAACATTAGGGCTTCATCTCCAACTGGAGGAGCATTAGGCAATGTGTCTAACGCAGAGGGTCAAAACCTAAGAGATGCTTATGCACCATTAAAACTCACACAAAACGCATCAGATTTAAGAGGGCAACTGCTTAAGGCGGCTCAAGAAACAAGAGCATCTGTTGGCAGAATTAAAGAAACCTTTGATATGACTTATGAGTATAAAAACCAAGGTGGTCAACAAGGCGGTCAAGTTGGCGCAAAAGCAGACCCACTAGGAATTAGATAATGGCAACATTAACCGAAATCCGTAATCAGTATCCACAATATGCTGATTTGCCAGACGATGTTTTGGCTAATGCGCTATACAAAAAGTTTTATTCTGACATTCCTCGTGCAGAATTTGATTCTAAACTTGGTTTAAAAACAGAGCAAGCACCTGCACAAGCGCCTGTTGCACAAACGCCACCTCCTCCAACTTCTGCACAAACGATGTATCGCAATGTGCGTAATGTAATTGCTCCTACTGTTGAAATGGTGGGTGCGGTAGGTGGTGGACTTCTTGGCACTCCACTTGGCCCGATGGGTGCGGTTGGTGGTGCTGGTCTTGGTTATGGAATAGCAAAAGAAGCATTGCAACTAGGCGATGTTTACTTTGGTGGACAACAACCTAGACAGGGCGCAGAGGCTGTTACTCAACCTATTGGTAATATTTTAGAAGGTGCTACTTATGAAACTTTTGGTCGTGCTGTTGCTCCTATAGTAGCCCCTGTGATACAGAAAGTTACAGAAACAGGTAGGGGTTTACTTACTCCACTTGTAAAAGGCGTAACAGAATCAGATATTGGTAAACGGATGGGTCTTCCAAATATTGAAGCAGTTAAGGCTTTTGTTAAACCACAAGCATCTGCGGCAGAAGTTAAGGCGGCATCCATTGCTTCTCAGGCACTAGGTCAAGACTTGCCTAAAGTATTAAGCATAATCAAAAATGCTCCTGAAGGTGCGTCTGTTGCTGAGATTACCGAATCTATAAATAACCCAACTTGGCAAGCATTGCTTACTAATGCCTTAGAGCGTGATCCACAATTCTTAAGAAAAGTCAGATTGTTTGGCGAAGAAGAGTCAGTTAAGGCATTGTCAAAACTTGCTGGTGGCACTAATGCGGCAGAAGTTCGTGGCGTTCTAGAAACAGCCAAAAAGAACCTTAATTTGATGACTACTCCTCAAAGAGAGGCGGCTTTAAATCGTGCCAATTTAGGTAAACAGGTTGCTGATTACGAAGCAACTGCTGGAAAACTAAGTTCAGAAGCGGCGGCAAAAGTTCAAGAAGTACGTAGATTGATTGAATTGGGCGATATAGCGGCGGCATCGGCACGTTTACAAGCCATCAAAGTTGGACTTCCTGCAAGTTCCTCTGCCGCACCCGCCAAATCTCAAGCAGGTTTTTCAGACAAATGGGTTGCAACTTTTACTTACCCAGGAAAATTAGCGCAAATGTCAGATGATTGGGCATCACAATCTGCAAACGCATCACTTGATCTAGGTCAGGGAGCAAGATTTAACCAAGCCGCCGCAAATTCTTTAAGGTCTGTTGGAATTAAACCATTAGAAGGCGAGCAACTTGTTAGAAATATCTCATCAATAGGAAACAATCCAAAATTTGCGGGCAATGACCTATTACAAGGCGCAATCAAGAATGTTGCTGATGACATAGCCCAATGGACTACAAGTGGCGGTGTAATTGATGCTATAGCATTGGATGCTATCCGTATGAACTCAGTTAATGCGGCTATTGCAAAATTACGACCTGGCGTAGATGCAAATGCTCAAAAAAATCTTGCGTCTAGCGTTTTGTCTGACATTCGCCCTGCTCTGGTTGATGCTATTGAACAGTCTGGTGGTAAAGGTTATCGTCAATATTTGGCAGACTATACAAAAGGTAGGCAAAGCATTAATCAACGTAAACTTACGGGTGAGGCAATGCGCCTCTACAAAACAAACCCCGATGAGTTTGTTCGTCTTGTGCAAAACGAGTCTCCAGAGGCTGTTGAGAAGATTCTTGGTTCAGGCAAATACAACATTGCAGTTGAATTGGCAGACAGCACAATGGGCGTATTAAGAGATCAAGCAACTAAAAGATTAACGCAAATATCGGTTGCCGAACAATCAACAGAAGGACAAAAAGCCCTTGCTGAACTTGTTAAGCAAAATACTGCACTTATCCGTTTGCCATCATTCATCAATGTGTTTGCGGCGGCTGGTAATAAAGCCATAAGCGAATATGAAAAGGCTCTTGGTGTGAAAACTATGAAGGTTTTGACAGAAGCCATGAAAACACCACAAGGTGCGGCTAATTTGTTAGATGCTT